TGAGACAGTTTCATAAAGACTGTCGGCTTTTGTTTACCCTCATCATCATATGTTGGAGCACTAAATATACACAAATACAATAACACAGCCTGTTTTATTTGAATAAGCGTAAATTCAGGACTAGGCGTTTGTCTAGTGAAAGCCTTCTCAAGAGTATCCAAATAGGTGCCAGCCATCTTGAAAAGCGTCTGGAAGGCAACAAGGGTTTCCAATATGGTTCTCCTCGTAAAGTGTAATTTATATTTAACCTTTATAAAAACTCAATTTTGGTTAATTTTCACCTTAAATTCGCCAAAATTTCATTTTTTCTTTCTTCAATTCGCATTTTAAACATGACATGTGTCTGTAAACTATAATTTAATACTTTCCCAGTATCTGTCACGCTACTAGCAGTTGATATATTCCCCATACTCTTAGTTTTTAAATCATCAAACCACGTTGTTGCATCAACATTTCCTGTAGAAACTGATGCAATATTCGGCGTTGGTATGTATATTCTATTTGATAAATGTTTCGATGTATCGCTAGTTCCAATTGAGATTAGTCGATGTCCGTTATCACGCATGATAAAAGTATTTAATTCATCGGATTCGGCGTATATTCCAGTGTCGCGATAAACATAATCTCCGAATTTCAGTATATCCCCTCGCTTGTATTGTTCAGAATGAAAATAATCATTTGTTTGGACCATTAAATATTCAGTAGATAGATTGCTAGTAGTTGCATCTAGGTAAGTAATACTTTTAATATCTAGCACGTCGTCAATTGTATTTGGACTGCCTCCTAGAGGGTCAGTAATACTAATTTTCATTTTAGATAATGTGCTTATGGGTGTATTATAATATTCCTTTGCCTTTCCAGATATATTTGATAAAGTAATGTAATTACTTCCCGTTTCGTCAATATTCATGATTCCTAAGGCTTTGTCTAGTAATTTATTTGTGCCATGAATATTTTCAGTAATATCTTCAGATGATACAAGTAAATATGGGTGTTCTGATATATCAACTGCTAAATTGCTATATGATACATTTAATTTTCTGTTGTTAATCATAAGTTTATCAACCCCAATTGAAATTACATTATTAAAATTATTTTGGACCATCAAATAATTATTGGCTAGACCACTTCCACCTAATCTAACTGTGTAATTATAGGGTGTTTCATCAGTTCGATTAATCCAATCTCTGTCGGCACTAGAGCATACTAGAACAACATCTTTTATTATTCTAGTCTCTTCTTCACTTTCACTAAAATCTGTATCACTCGCACTCCCATCTGTTTCATCATTATAATTATTATAAACTGCGCTTGGCATATTCTGATTACTTTTAACTCATAAAAAATTAACTTATATATGAACTAATCTTATTTTAGATTATGAACTAATATCTATGAAATACAAACCAACTGATACTATCAACATAATGATACCGCTAGCAATCAAATTATCCCCTCTCAATAATAGCCCAATTATATTTTGACCTGTTTTGCCACTAAAATATCCAATTAATTCTAACACACTATCTAAAGTATATTGGAAAAATCCCATTGCTTTATCCATAGAATCATTTGTCTTTGTCTTTGTCTTTGTCTTTTTATTATTATTTGTCTTCGTATTATTACTATCAGAAAAGGCTTCAACTCTATCTTTAGTGCATGTTTCTACATCATGTGCCCCATCAGCAGCATCAATATTTCTACATTGAATATCTCTTCTACTACTAGTACCAATAAAACCTTCTCTTTCTATGCCTCTTTTATCTTCGTCTTCGTCTTCATCTTCTTCAGATATTACATTATTCAGACCTTCAAATAAATTTACTAGGCCATTTTCTACTTGTGTTCCGATATCTAGTAGATTGATATTGTAGTTTTCTTTCTTTTGTGAATCTAGGTAATCTGATAATGCTTTGTTGTGTGCTACTAATTTTGAGTTTTCCTGTTTTCTAAATTGGTCTTCTAGCTTAGAGATTTCATTTCTGTAATTTTTACTAGATACTTCTTGGTCTCTTGAACTTTGATAAAGTGTATTTCCAATTTCCTTTTTATCATCTTTAATCTTATTAACCATCTTCTTCAATTTAAATTGATTTTGTGATTGGTATTCGGATAATTTCATAGTCAATTCGCGTTTTTCCTGTTCCAATTTTGCAATTTGAATATCATTTTTATTATGTCCGTTGTTAGAGAAACCTTCTATATCCTTTTCAACATGATCTATATCTTTCTCATCCTTCTTATCAATATGCGTCATATCTTTGTGCGATTTTCTTTTTATATCTGAAATCATGACTCCTTTCATTTGGTTTCTATAGTGAAAGGTATAACATATTCCAATAATAAGTAAAATGATATAAATTTTAATCATTGTTGGTGTGGTTAATGTCCGAATCGCATTGTAGTTAATTATTTTCGCCATTTCCTATTTACCTCTAATTATATTTTATGGAGATTGTTTTTCATGTAATAATTTATAAATTATACAAATAAAAATTATAATTGCAAATATTTTTATAATGTCAGTGTCTAGCAATTTGTTATTGTTATTGTTATTGTTTACCATTTGTGATAATACCAATAAAAAAAATATAGAATACAATCTTATAGAAAATAATCTTAAATATCTGTAATAGATATATACAAAATATATAATATATAATATATAATATATAATATATAATATATAATATATAATATATAGAATATAGAATATAAATAATCCCGTTAGTTATGTATTCACCGTATCAAGCTTATAAAGAAATAGAAAACCCAGAAAACTTATTAGATATGGGATATCGGACAAAAGACAGTTTCCAAAATTTACAACCGCCAACTGCCGCAGATTTTAGTGCAAATGGACGTGTATATTTCAAAGAAAATGAGACACCTCCACAATATGAGTTTTATTCTGGTTCTAATAAACCTAGCAAAATGTCAGATACTAATTTGTGTAGTGCTAGATTAGATTCAACTAAACTTAGTATCGCATTTTTCGATCAATCTAATTTAGAATATTTACAAAAAAGTATCATTGATAAAGTATATTCTGCAAGTTCCGGTAAATATAAAATATCTCGACAATCTGATGCGGAATTGCAGATTATTATGCGAAGTTATTACTTGCAATATGGAAAAAATATGAAGAATAATATTGAAAAACAAATACAAGAATTAAATGTTTTGGTGTCAAATTATGCAGTAGAAAATATTTTACCAGAGATAGAACAGCAACTTAAGTATAGACGTGATATTCGCACTCCAATTGAGCCAATCGCGCTACCTAAAAGTGTTAATACATCAGGTTCGAAAACATATTCGCTTTTTAATTATTAGAGTATCAACTTATCTTATTCTTTCTGTTCTCATCTATTTGTTTCTTTTAGTTAATATAGTTGCCATGATTATTAAATTCCCCCTCTTTTACAACATAGTTTTGACTGTGTCTATTATCATCTTGGCGTATATCCATCATATGGGTTTGTAAGTCTGACAATTCACGTTTTACTTTTTCTAGTTCTAATGTTGTTTGGAGTTGTCTATGTTCGATGTCTTCTAGCAATTTACAAACTGTATTTAAAGTGTTATGTAATGATACAACCATATGTCCCAATTGATTAACATTTTTTGATGTTTCGTCTACAATATGGTTTATATCATGTAATTTATTTTCACTAGAATTAGAATTAGAATTAGAATTAGAATCTATTTGAATTCGACGCCTTTTATAAGTTTGATGTTCGAAGTCCGAGTTTTCCATGTTGTATATATTCTTTTATAGTCTTTTATAGTCTTTTATAGTCTTTTATAGTCTTTTATAGTCTTTTATAATAACAAAATCAATTTTTTGTAAATGTATCGATACCTTAGTTTATTGTAGAATATTATAATAATATTTTAACTTAAAGGATAATGTCAATAGACGAAAAGCGACAATATAGTAGATATGACAAGGAATGTATTAGAGATCGTATTAATTCTTTGTCATTAGAAGGTAAAAGTGAGATTTTTAGAATTATTTCACAAGCTGAAAAATATTCCGAAAATAAAAGTAATATTCTTTTTGATATCGCAAAAATTAATTATGAAACTCTAGTGCTAATCGAGAAATTTCTAGTATTTTCGGAAACAAATTCGAAAGAATTAGCAGATGATGAAGAGGAAAGAGATAAATATAGGAGTTCATTAGCATCATAATGCATTTTACTAACAAAAAATTGAATTTGTTTTTGTTTTTCTATTTAAAGTAATATACAAATATATATAAATATACAGATTCACATTCGCAAATATTCAATCAACCCCATTTTATAACTTTTAAAAACTATGTTGAGCCTATCTAAATTAGAACAAATTACCGAGTTAAGAGAGAAAAAACTACCAATCCCCCGAGATAACAGATTTACACAAAAAACAGCAATACAAATCAGAATTGACGAAATGAATTATTCAGGTCACGCTCAAGAATCGGAGTTATCGCAATATGCAATGTCAAATCATTTTAAATCGGATAAACACACCAATGGATATAATAATGGATATAATAATGGATATGATAATGGATGTAATAATGGATATAATAGTCGTGTAGTAGATAATACTGAAGAAGATGAGATTTTCCCAAATCAAGAAGTGGTTGAGGAACCTGTTGAGGATTATTATACTGCTGAAAACAAAAATAGTCTTTTGTTATTTGAAGAAAATGATACGGTTGATATTCCGTCATTTTTAAAGGTACTAGAATTAGATAATGAATGGTATTTGTATGGAACTGCAAATCCCAATAGTTTCTATAAAGCACTATTATACCAGACACAACCAGATATTATTTTAAAATCTAATAAAGAAAGGGCAAACTTTGTAAATACTTTTAAACAGGAAATCGCAATCAAAGTAGATGATATTTACAAGAAAAACAATTATAAACAATTGCGGTTTAACAGGCATAGGATGACAGAAGAATTACTAGGAGGAGCGACTGACATAACTTATCCAGTAATCATACTAGTATCAGACTATTTAAAGGTCAATATTTGTATATTAGATATTGTAGTTGGAAGGTATAAATACATCAAATCTAGTGTTGAAACGGATAATATTTTATTTGTAGTTGAATTATCAAGTGTATTCTTACCATTAATGCATACTAGCGCAAAGAATTTTGTATCTAGTGATGTAATTTCAAAAGTGAAAAAAAACTTTGAAATGTCCCAAGTGCCAACATGTTATAAAGACAGACAATTGATTAAATTAGTTGAAAATCACAAAAATAATATTGGAGACATTGATACTAATACTGATATTGTTAATAATGTTATTGATATTGATAATAATGTGATTGATATTAAAGATATTTATATTAAAGATATTGTGGTTGATACTGATAATAATGTTATTGATATTAAAGATATTATTGTTGATACGAATGATATTGTAGTTGCCAGACCAAAGGTTTTATCGGAAGTTGTTAAGTCGAAAGTCCGTTTGCAACTTAAACCTGCATCAATCATGCATCAATTGCCAGAACTTCAGGAAATGGCGGAAACCCTAGGTATAACTTCAGTGAAAGTGGGGAAAACCAAGGATATTTCAAAAACAAAGAAAGAATTATTTGATGAAATCACTGCATTTTATAATTAAAAAAAACATATAAATATTAAATTAAATTATTATTTTTTTATTATTTTTTTATGGTTTTCTATTTTTTGCAACTGGATTGTAAGTTTGGGTTCAAATCAATCATCCACTTAGCCACACTCTCTAACTTTTTACTATTTGCAAACTCAAGAGTAGTGGCATTCGGCTTATAATGATGATATTGATTATTCCGGAAAGGTTTATATATCAACAAAACGTACAGGAGCGCATCCTCTGCATTCAATTGATTACACGCAACCCGATATAACTCTTGAACGCGGTTCGAATTTAAATTCCGGATTTCATTTTGATCTGGATCATAAATATTTATTATCCAATTCAATAACTCAGCACTTTTCACGCTCATTACCGCACAAACTAGGTCTTGGAACTCTCCAGAATTACTCATATAAGTCATTAAAGACTTCCGTGTCGTTACAACCTTAGTGATTGTACGCTGGTCGAATTCACACGACATTTCATTCAAGCGACAATTCAGCCTTTTTAAAAGTTCCGGATCATTCATAATTAGGTCAATGGATTTTTCTAATATCTTAACACCGTTACACTCATCATAAATTTCACTAGACATCCTTGGAATACGCGATCTCTCAGATTCAATATGTCTTCGATGGTCAGGGTCAACCGTATCGTCTTGTTCAACCGTATCGTGTTGTTCAACAGTATCTTTGACTGATGCAATTTTTTGCAGAGCCACCCATTTTTTGCTTTGGTCGTCTAAAGCAGGTGGCAAAAGTTCAGTAGAATCAAGATCAATGCAACCAAATTCTTGGAACAAGGGAGTCTGTTTGTCTTTTTGGGTTGGATGTGAATCCATCCCCGAAGCGTGGAACACACCAGGCAATTCTGGGGAATCATACCAATTTCCGGTAGAGTGCGCGTTACCCATGGTGGCTAGTTGGTGAGAGTTTGAAACAAACCGACGCAAGCAAAGTAAGTAAGTAAGTAAAATTACCATTAACCAGTTTATTTTTTCAATTTCCTTATAATTATTGTCATTATTGTCAATTTTGTATCATATGTTAAACAAATATATAGAAAAAATTGAATATTATGTTTTATATATTTTCATTTTAAAGATAAAGAAATATCAGATTTATATAATAAGGAACAATCAAATACTTAAAACCAAATAACCAATAACTAATAACAACATGATTAAACTAGATAATTCAAAACACGAAAAGGACAAATTAATTGAATTGATTAAATTAGCGAAGACTAGACCAACCTATGAATTGGAGGCTATTATTGGTAATTCCAATTATAATTCTTTGAATACCGAGACCGATTTCATTAATATTATTAAGCGTATAAAAGGCAAAAAGCCATTTACGAATTCAACTGTATCCGATAACTTACTTATATATTTTGATGACAGTAAATATAAGGATATTGACCGAGTTATTATTAAAGGAAGCGGAATCAACCAATATTGCAATTCAGAAGACATTAAGTCCATTTTATCTTCAGTAAATTTTGAGAAGAAAAGGAGAGCAAATAATGATCATCGCGTGGAATTATCAAACTATGGCGTGAAATTCAATTTAAAAGAGGAAACGCAAATTGGTAGAGAAGACCCAGTTATTACTGAACTTTTGCATAATTGGAATAAAATCCCGAAGTCTTTCCGTCTAAAAAAAACATATCATTTCCAACACGACGATGATGATTTCCGAATTGATTTGTCAATTGTTAGCCAAAGTTTTAGTAAAGAAACAGTCGGATATGTCCTAGAACATAGATTGACTAATAATGTCATTAAGCCAAAAGCCGTTAAGGAACAATTTTCAATTTGGTGGGAATCTGTTTCTAAAAATTTGGATAATACAGTAGAATTATATAATAGCCATAAATATTATAAAACATTAAAAGAAAGTCGGGTTTTGGAGAATACGAATTATCAATACGAATTTGAGGTTGAATGGCTTGGAAATAAAACACCAGTCAAATTAGATACGCCAACCGAAACCCGAAATTATTTAATACAAACTATTAAGAAATTTCTTCTACAAATTACATATATTAAACAGGCAATTACTGGGACTTTATTTGTCTTGAGTAAAACAGAGATGCTAGATGTTGTAAAGGAGGCTGATAGATTAGCAAATTGTGGAAAGAAGCCAACTGGTGGATTACGTTATTTCCCATTGGCGATAAATTTAGAAAGAAAGAATATGCCAAAATTGGCAATGAATAAGTATAAAACCGAATTTTCAAATATTAGAATGAATTATGTTGTAACTGATAAAGCCGATGGTGCTAGAAACCTATTATTTATTAATTCAGAGGGCTCTGCATATTTCATTAGTCGTGAAGGGCGGATTGCATATGCAGGTTTTAAATTTGCAGATTATTCTAATTCCATTTTAGACGGAGAATATATTACAGAAGATATTGACGGTAAATCCGTTATGTTATTTGGAATATTCGATGCATATGTTATTAAAGGGCAAGATATTACAGGTAGTCCATTTGGATTAGAAAAAGAAGCAACAGGACGCCACATTCATATTAAACGTTTTAATACACAGTTTAACAAGGCAAAATCTGAGAATGTGATTTATGAGGACATGAAATATAAGGTGAGTGTATTTAGCAAACAATATTATGCAGGGGATACATGGAAAGTTGGTTCAAAAGACCCTAAAAAGGACACATCGATATTTGAAGCAAGTCAAAAAGTATTAAAAAAGATGAATGTGAAATATGGGGGTTTGCTTGAAGTCGGACATCAATTTAGTTATCCAACAGACGGATTAATTTATTTACCTGTTTATCTTAGTGTTAAACAAGATTCTCCTGGTAATGATGTAAATAGCATTGATGGACGCTGGAATTCAAATTTAAAATGGAAGCCATCTTCGCATAATACAATTGATTTAATGGTGAAATTTAATAGAGACGCAGATGGTCCAAAAATTGCGTATGACAGAGACAATAGATATCTAGTTACTAGCCTACATTCAAAAATATTCAAAAGGCAACAAGAATATGAAAATATTTTGGCATATCGTCTAGTTAATGAAGGGATTAATTACAATAATTTGAGTGAGGATTATCCATTTGTTCCAATTTATCCATTTATGGGAATGCGAGATTCTTCTGGGAATTTAGTAGATACAACAAGCACTGCTAAATTGCCATATGTGAATAATACTATTAAATGTCAAAATGGTGATATTATTGCAGATGGTTCAATTGTGGAATTTGGTTATAATACGGAAGAATTGGATCCAGCTCATAGGTGGGTCGCTCACAAAGTGCGATTTGAAAAAGATAGTGCAAATGCTATTCATTCTGCATTCCAAGTATGGGATTTAATTAATAATCCAATAACCACAGAAATGATTATTGGAGAGGAAGATGTTGGAGATGCCGGTATATATTATTTAGCAAATAAAATCCGTAAAACAAAGGCACTCAAGAAATTTAATAATTTCGTGAAACAACAAGTAATTCAGAGGGCATTGGAAAATAAGACAAAAACCAAAGTATTAGATTTAGCATGTGGGAAATTTGGTGATATGTCTAAATATATAGCTTCTGGGGTTTCTAGTTTTGTTGGGATTGATATTGCTCCAGACAATTTACTTAATAAGGATGATGGTGCTCCAGTTCGATTAATTGGTGCGGCTAAAAAGAATGATTATATTGGTTCAGGTGCTAGGAAACTAATGGATAAAACAATGTTTATTATTGGAAATGCCAGTAAAAATTTAATGTCTGGTGAGGCAGGTTCCGATGAATTGTCTAGATATTATTTGGATATATTATACGGACATCAAAAACCGCCAAATTCAAATGGGGGCAAATTGCAATCTATGTATGGTTCTGGTTTATCTAAATTTCATCTAGTGGTATGTAATTTCGCAATCCATTATATGATGAATTCGCAGGAAGACTTTCATAGTTTCCTATTAAATGTTAAACAGAATCTGAAAGACCAATGCTATTTTATTGCGACTTGTTATGATGGACCATCTCTTATTAATAAAGTTAAAAGTAAAGGTGGGAAGGTTGCAAGGGAAGTTGATGGGAGTTTAATATATAGTATTGATATTGAAGATGTTGATGAAGTCCCTGGGTATGGTAATAAAGTGGATTTTTACTTCGAAACATTTTATCAGACTAGTCAGGAAAATCTAGTAAATATCGAGTTTTTAGAAAAAGAATTCGCCAAATTTGATTTGAAATTAGTTGATAGCAAACTATTCGACGAAGAGCCAGATAGCATGTTTAATGAATATATGACAGTTAATGCAGTTAATCATGGCATTATTTCAGATGAACCTGTATTTAGAGAATTGGCTGGAATGCAAAGGTGGATGATATTCCAAAAAGTTGATGGACTAGGGGATGAATAATTATAGAATTTATCTAAAAATACTTGTTTATTTGTTTACTTATTTACTTATTTATTTGTTTATTTGTTTATTTATTTACAAAAAATTGATTTTTTATTTTACAATATTATGTATCATACAACCAAATCCAAATAATCTATTTAGCAAAAATCAAGATGTCTTACCAATACCAAACACAACCAATGACATTTGACATCATGTCAAATGCAGGACAAATGCAATTTATCAAAGAGCAATACCAGAAACGGTTTATTCAATTGCTTAGAAATATAGTTCCAATATATTCATTGGATAATCCAGTATTATTGGAAAAATTAGATAATATTATTATACAAGACAATGATGTATATCTTGGGAAAATACATTTAAAAACCGTAAAAGAACCTTGGATTTGCCAATATGTGATTTCACTAGATGATTGGAATGAAATCGGACAATATCTTAATAGATATGGATTTGATGGAAAAAGCACCACTTTACCAGCAGATTTAATTTATCAAGTGTAGATTATATTCATTATTATATTCATAAAATTCTATATAAAATTATTTTCATTCTATTATATCTATTATATTATTTTTTAATTTGTGTATTTGTATTTGGAGCCTTGTTGTCTAGGTTTTACATTTTGATAACATTGGCGACCACATCCTTCTTTGCAAGATGGACCTGTATTATAAAGCCAATTTGCAAATCCAGATTGGTCATTATGAGACTTTGTATTTGGCATTGTATAATATTGTCGTTGACCGTTCGACCTATTAAAAATATCACCAATACTCCTATATAATCCTTTATTAAAATCCTTTTCTATTTCCGCTTTAACTGGTTTTGTTGGAGGACAAGCAGATGATTTTTTGCGATTATCATATGGCATAAAATTCATAAATGCGTTTTCCTCTGTTGGCATGGAACATCCATCTAGCATACCTTCCTTGACAATTTGTTTTGAATTATCTATTGAATTTTGATTTGCCATTTGTAATTCAAGTGATTTTTTATTATCTGCGATGTTTTTCTCTTTTCGCACAGATACTTCACGAAACCAGTATAAAACGGCGGTAGCAGACATTGCAACGACTGGAATATAAAAATATAGATAATTGCGATTAAATACAACTAATAATATTCCAACATAAATCGATAAACGGACTAATGCATTAATTTTGTCTGGATAATTCATACCGCTTTTAGGCAAGAATTCAGCCAATTTATCTTCTTGGATGAGTAATCCTAAGTCCTGAAACCAATATTTATTTGATATTTCTTGCATATCAGTATTAATTATTGGTGAGATTGTTTTTTTTGACAAAAATTGAAATTTTTAAAAGCTTGATTTTAGATTACACACACTTACACATCGCATACACATCGCACACACAATGGAATCTCAATCAGACACCATGAATAGACTAGAAGACCTTAACATTTTTGGAGATGATGCAGTCCAATTTATAAATAACTTGGTTGGCTGCACAACAAAATTAACCTCCCAAATTGAAATATCCCAAATTGAAAAAGCTGAAAAAAGAGAAGTTGAATAAATAATAAATAATATATAATAATAATTTTATATAAATATTATAATAATACGCTCCAATGTACATATATACATGTATAGGAGTAATAGTTTTTTTTGCAATTTTGTATGTTGTCAAAAACTATAAAAAATATTGTAATACCACAGAAAATAGCGTTATTATTGACCCAGACGAAGAGATTGAAGGGATTAATTATAATCAATGGACTTCTACGGAAATCAAATATATATATTGGACGGGGGATTACTCTAGCACATATTTATTATGCATGTTATTATTATTAAAAAATTATTCAGTGCAACCAATATATATTATGCGGGATAATTATACGCTAGACGAAAATAAAGAGCTAGGAAAAGGAACAGATAAAGGACTAGACAAAGAAATAGATATTATGAAAAACATTCGATATACATTATTAAAAAATAATAGTCATCTAGCAACTAAATTAATGCCAACATTATATGTGTCTAGCATAAAGAAAAATTGGCAAATAACCAAGCAACTTTCTAAATTACATGAAAAATTATCATATTACAACAAATCTATTAAAGAATCTGATAGAATTGCCAGGTTTTCACAAGATTTCAAATTTCCAATATGTATTGGATTAGATAAATCTAGTTCGGCATTACATGAAGCTATATCAGGAAATATTATTGAAGTTGGCACACTAGAATGTCGAATTAATAATAAATTAGACATCAGACATTCTGAATTATATGTGTTTGATAATTTAAGATATCCTATAATTCATTTATCAAAAAAGGAAATGAAAGACGTTGCTAGTCGTAATAATTTTTATTATCTACTAAATATGACAGATATTAGGTAAAAACTTTTTAATTTTAATTTTAATATTATTTATAATAAAAATTCGCTTATTATTGTATTATAATTATGTGAATTGATAATAATACATATAGTTTTAACATGGCGACACTAAATCTAAGGAAATTTGATGTATCTAGGATAAAAAAGGGTAATAATATTGTTATGATTGGTAAGAAGAATACAGGAAAATCCTTTCTAGCGATAAAAGTCATTTACGAATTAAGAGATATCCCAATAGCCTGTGTAATTTCTCCGACGGAAGAAGCGAATCATTTTTATGGTGATATGATGCCTCCTATTTTTATACATGGAGATTATAGTGCGGAAATTATAGCAAAATTAGTCCAGCGACAAAAATTAATTGGTAGAAAAATTGACAAACAATTAGAACAATGTGGTAGAACCGATATTGACCCAAACTGTTTATTAATTTTAGATGATTGTATGTATAATGCAAAAGAATGGGGGAATGATACAAATATGAAGCGTATTTTTATGAATGGTAGGCATCATAATATAACAATGTTAATTACATTGCAATTTTCGTTAGGAATAAATACATCAGCCAGGAGCAATATTGATTTTATATTTATTCTAAGAGAAAATTTCATTTCAAATCGTAAAAGATTATACGAACATTATGCTGGAATGTTTCCATCATTTGACATATTTAATCAAGTTATGGACCAATGCACAGAGGATTTCCATTGTCTAGTTATAGATAATACATCAACGTCAAATAAAGTAGAAGATTCGGTATTCTGGTATAAAGCTGACCCAACACCCAAATTTACGTTAGGTGCTGAAAAGTTTTGGCAATACAGTAATGCAAATTATTCCGAAGATGGTGATATGGATGAGAATGCAATCGAAAACTTAGGTAAAAAGAAGAATGCCACACACTTAACTGTGAAAAAAACGTATTAATTTATACACATCACATTGAATTTATTTTTTCGTCTTTTATGATTGAACCATTTTTAAATTCTATAACTCTATCTCCTAAGACTAAAACATCTTTGTCATGAGTGATAATAATTAATGTCTTTTTCTCTTTTAGATAACGCAGGAGATTAATAATTTGTTCTTTGCTAGTTGGGTCTAGACCATTTGTAGGTTCATCAACAATTAGCATTGGTGCTTTTTTATAGATACATCTTAATAACCATACAAC